AGAAATATGTTAGCTTCAACAGCTTTAATACCAAAGTTTCTAAGCTCAACGTTTTCATCATTAGCTAACTCTAAGAACAAACCAGGGTTTGATCTAGCAAATAATAGTAAATCTCTTTTAAGCTCTTTAGAACTCATCTTAGACACACTAGAACCAGACTCAACTCTTAATATTGCTTCTGCTTGGTCTATATCCATAGATCTTGCAGCGTTTAAAGCTTCTATTTCTGTTTCTAAGTAATCTAAATCATCTACAGCTTCTTGTACATCATCTTTTTCAGAGTACAATAAACCTTTATTAGGGTGGTATAAAGATAAAAGCTTTTGTAAAGATACTTCAGATTTAGGAACTGTTAATACTCCATCTTCAAATACAATATGACCTAATGTTACAGGGCCATTTTGCTCATCAACAAATGGCGTTTTCATATTTGTAGCGTATCTTAGTTCTCTATTATAGCTTCGTTTAGTAAATGATAGTGTCTATCTTTAATTTCCCAAGTATCTTTTTTTACTTTAGGTTTTTTTTCTTTTGTTTCCATAATATAATATAATATAATAATTAAAAAAGACCCCGCCGAAGCGGGATCTTATTATTGTTTATGCTGCAGTAGTAAACACATTTGTGTTGAGTACAGTCCCAGAAGCATCTGGACCAGCATTTATACATTTTAACCAAGAAGCTTGTAAACTAGCTTCTAAAGCTCTAGCTGCAGCAGCGTCAGCTAAAGTTTGACCAACTGTAATAGTTGAGCCACCAATGTAAGTAAATACACAGTTATTTGAACCGTGAGCTGCAACAATCTTTAATAATTCCTCAGAAGGGATATATAAAGGTTGATCAGTGTTATATTTTGCTTCAATCATTTTAGCCATAATTTCTATATCTTTAAAATGTTAATAATTATACAGTTGACTTCATTAACACGAAGTTATTAGCCCCTTGTACACAAAGTAATCTTTCAGATAAGAAATGAACTTGCATTGCATCTAAACCAGATGTAGCAGCTCCTACAGAACCCACAACCCATGTTTTCATTCTTCTATCGTCAGCCTCAGAAGCTCTATATCTTACGTGTAAGAAAGGTCGTCTGATGTTTGAACCTAATAGTTGATCGTAAACAGTTGATGTTCCAGCAGGAATTAATACCCCGTCGATGTCTCCAATGTTTCCTCTAGTTGAAAAATCATTTAGATATTTCCAATCAGTTTTGTAGAAGTCATAAGAACCTCTTCTAAAACCAGAGAAACCAAAGTTAAGTGCCATATCTTCTTCGTTGTTAAATAAACCGTAAGAAGCAGCTCCAGTTGAAGCGTATGATCCGTTCATAGCAGCGATCATATCATCAAAATCTAAAGCAGTTTGTCTTGATAAGAAAAGCATGTTTTCTTCAATAGCACCTTGTGTATCTAATTGCTTAAGGATAGTATCAAAATCTCCTAATGCACCAGCTCCAGGAGCAGCAGCACCAGCAAAATCATTATATACGTTACCTCTTGCTTCGATAGCAGCAAATAAACCTTCAGAACCATCTAAAGAAGTTCCGCCATTAGCACCTTTTTTCTCAGCTTCAACCATAGCCATTTCTAGGTAATCTTCAAAACGTAGTCTTGTTTCAGACTCAGCTTTTAAATACCATAAAAATCCTGATTGACCATCTTCAGTAGCAACTTCTACCCAACCAATTTGAGCAGTATCAGAACCAGAAACTTCATAAAAGTCTTTGATTATAATAGGCTTGTTTGAAAATTGAGTAAAATCTGGCTGAATAGCTTTAACAGCAGCACCAGCTGTATTAAAAGTATCCATTCCATCGCTACCTTTTCCAAACTCAGAGCCGTAAACAAATACTTTAGCAGCACTTGCAGCACCAGCTAAAGAAGCTAAATTAGCAACTTTATAAGTAGCTACAGTTAGATCAGATGTGTTTCCACCACCATTGGCAGTTACACCTGTTACTCTAGCTTTTAATGTTACTAATCCTTCAGATACTACAATTGTAGAACCTACTCTAATCATACACTCTTTTCCAGCTTCTAACGGTACTCTAATAGTAGTGTTATTACCTTGTTTAGCAGTACAACCATCATAAGCAATGTGTAATCTATTTTGCTCAGACCAAATTACTTGATCAGATTGCATAGGCATTTCAGCGCCTACCATTCTCAAGAAACCTTGTAAAGTTCGGTTTCCGTATCTTTCTATCTCTGCTTCATACAATTCCGGTAGGTATTGTTGAGCAAAGTTGTTCATGTCTTGACCAGCACCTGTACTTGAAGCATTAAAAGCTAGGTAATTAGTACCTAACGCTTGCTTCTGGGCAGCTGGAATTAAGCTTGGTGGAAATGCTCCACCTGTTCCAAAACTCATAATTTATATTTTTAGTTTAAGTTATTTTTTTATTGTTTTTATTTTTAACTTAGAACTATTCGCTCCTGATATTGCTTTTACTTTTAACCCATTAATATAAACATCTCCAGCGTTAGCAGCAGTCTGCCTAGCATCTTCTGTTATATTTTTAGATTTAGCAGTCATATTTTTAATAGCGTCGGATTTACCTTGCTCATAAAAATGACTAGCTATAGTATCAACGTTCTCAGCAGCGTAAATGGCTTTGTGATAACCAGCATAATCTGTGACTTCTCCTTTTTCATTTAGGAACTTCCCAACAAGATTAGTTAAGTCAGATTGGTTGTTTGCAACATTGTCGGTATTATTAACTTTGTACCTAAACTTTTTCTCGCCAACATCGAAATTAAAACCTTTAAATTCTTTGTTGAAAAAGTTGTTTGTATTTTGTTTAAACCTACTATGTTGCTGTTGAACCACTTTCTGTTCTTCGTTGTATCTATTGAAAAAGTCAGTTGCTTTTTGTTGTTCTTGAGTAACGCCCGGTCTCAACTTGATCTCGTCGTAATACTTCTTTTTCGTTTCCTCCAAAAAGCTTTTGGCTTTAGCAATTTCTTCTTTGTAAGCGAGTTTCTTTTTCCTTACATCTCGCTCTTCATCAACTTCTTCGTCATAATTAAAATTATCTTCCATTAAAAATTTAACTTCTTCATAATCTAAATGAGGACGCGTCTGTTTGTAATATTCTTCTAACAATTTATTGTTATCTACATTAGAGTAATCAGCATTAATTCTAACATAGTCTTCAACTGTACCACCAGTTTCTTCCATAAACTGTACTAGTTTTTCTATATTTTCTGGAAGTTGTCTTTGTTGTTGTACAGGTTCTGCAGCTTGTTCTACTACAGGTTCTTCTTTCTCTTCCTCAGTAATTTCACTTATAGTAATTACTTCTTCTTCCTCTTTTTCTTTTTCGCTTTCTCCGGAAGGTTCTTCAATTGTTTCTTTGTTGTTTTCTTGAGGAACTTCTTCGCTAACTTCGGATCCGTCGCGAACAGATACCTCATCTGTTTTTTGCTCTTCAACGGCATCTTCTTCTTTTTTATTTAAATCTACTTTAATTGTTTCATCTTGTGAAACTAATTTTCTAGGTCTTCCAGGTTTTTTCTTAACCTTAAATTCACCTTCTGTTTTTACTTGTTCTGACATAATATAATATAATAGTTAATGTAAAATTATCTAGGCGTAAATTGCTCTAGACCAAATCCACCTAATGAGTCGTTACCGGCAGATTCAAAGTTTTTTGGTAACAAATCGTTTTTTCTTTGATCAATTAACTCTGATTGTTGAGTTGCTTGTATTTTAGTTCTTTGATCTTTACGATCTTCTTTAAATTTATCTTCATCAATTTTAGTTTGACCTTGAGCTTGAGCAAGTTGCATATTAAAATTAAACTCTAATTCCATTAGACCTTTTTTAACTTGAGCTTCTCTTTCCATTTTTTGAACTTCAAAATCTGATTTAGCTTTTTCTAATTGAAGTTTTTGCTCTGTCAACACTTGTTGCTTTTGAGTTTCTGCTAAAGCTGTCTTTTCGGCTAGCTCTGCGTTTGCTTGTGCCTGCGCTTGTATATTAGCTTGTTGAGCTTGTTGATCTCTAGCTGCTTTATCTTTTCTACGTTTCTTTAACATTTGATTAGCTAGCTTGAGGTTTTTAACTTCTCTAATATCTATAGCATCTTCAAGATCTATTTGACCAGCTTTTAAAGCTATTTGTATATTCTGCTCTAATATTTGTTTTTCTTCTTCATCTGGCTCTAACTCTAGAAATATACCAAAAT